ATCAAAGCGGACGTCGACAAAATTCCTTCACAGGGCCAGGCGCTTGCGACCGGATCTATGCCAGTCGTTCTCCCTGCAGCGCAAGTGACAGCTCTCACACCGCCAGCGGCGATCAGTGGTTTTGCTTTGGAGGCTGGTGGAAATCTTGCTGCAGCAAAAACGGATCTAGACACGCTGGCCGGCACGGTGACTGGCGGAAAAGTAAAAGTCACGCCAGACCTGCCAGCACTCGCAGCGCAAGACGGAACGGACGGCGCGGCTCCGCCGACGATTCCTGGGACCGGGATTCGCGGATGGCTACGCTCGATCTACGACAAGCTGGCTGGAGGTCTAGCGGTCACGGGGACGTTCTGGCAAGCAACGCAGCCAGTGAGCGGCACCGTCACGGCGAATGCTGGAACGAATCTCAACACGTCCACCCTCGCGCTAGAGACGGGCGGAAATCTCGCGACGGTAGCGGGGGCGGTGACGGCGGCGAAGGTTCAGGTAAACGAATCTCAGGTGGGCGGCACTGCAGTCGACACGAATTCCGGCAACAAGTCCGCGGGGACCCAACGCGTGGTGCTCGCCACAGACCAGCCGGCGCTCACAAACGCGCTGAAAGTAGATCCCTCTGGCGTTACGTCTCCCGTCTCTCTCGCATCGCTCCCGGCGATCCCCGCGGGCACGAACCTCATCGGCGAGACTTCGAGTCCGCAAGAAACCAGCACGATCTTCAACGGCACGACGGCGCTCACGCCGAAGTTCGTGACCATCGTGGCCTCTTCATCGGGAGTCACCAACGTATTAGCGGCGGTCGCTGGAAAGAGGCTCCGCGTCCTTCGTCTTTCGCTCGTGGCTAACGGCGCGGTGAACGTGAAGTTTCAATCTCACGTCACGCCGACCGATCTGACGGGGCTCTACTACCTCGCGGCGAACGGCGGATGGGTGGAACCGTTTTGCCCCGTCGGAATTTTTCAAACGGTGTCAGGCGAAGCTCTGGACATCAATCTCTCGGGAGCCGTCGCAGTCGGCGGCTGCCTGACGTACGTGGAGGTCTGATGATCACCCACGTCCAACAATTCGGCACTAACGTCAGCGGAGGTCTCGGCAGTGCCACGACAGGCAACGCAACAGTCACCAAAGGGAACACGATTATTTGCGGAATTTTTGGATACTCCGACGGCGGCCTCGGAATCGCCACGCCTTCTGACACCTTAGGCAATTCCTGGTCAACCGCAATAGGTCCCTTCCGCATGACTGTCGGCGGCTCTCAGTGCGTGATGTACGTGTTTTATATAAAGGCCTTGAATGGGAGCGGAACAGATGCAGTGAAGATCACGTGGACGGGGCAATCACCGTCTACAAGCCGTGTTCATTGCCACGAAGTATCCGGCCTCGCAGCGAATCCACTGGACCAGACGAACACCAATGCGGCGACTTCTGCTTCGATGACCAGCGGGAACGTGACGACGACTTTAGCCAGCGAGTTTTTGTACGGCTACGGTGTCGACAACTCTGGAAACCCGACGGTGGGCTCTGGCTGGACGCAAGGAATCACAGAGGGGAGCGAATACGACGAGTGGCGAATCACTTCTTCTGTCGGGACATACGCGGCCACGTACACAGGAGACGGCGGCGCGTACGGGGACGTGATCGCGACCTTCAAGGGCGCCCCTGGAGGCGCGCAACGGGCGCTGGTGGGAGCAGGAACATAGGAGCGTAAAAAATGGCGAAGCAAATCATCATCCTGGGCGCGGCCGCGGACAACATCATGCTGAACGTGTCCTGCGCGTTCTGGTTTCCCATCTCGAGCGGCGCGAAGGCGCAGATCAGCGGCAGCGTATGGCCTGGCGCCAGCGGGGCTGAGAACACCGCCATCCAGAACGGCAGCGTGCAGGAAGAGCAGAACACCTTTTCTTTTCCTGTGGGCCTCGCCGTCGCGAACATCAAGGCGTTTCTCCTGCAGTACTGGACGAATCGAAACGCGCGCATTGGCGGCGTGGGTCAGGCTCTGTATGCAGGAGTCTACGATGATTCGATCACAGCGTGGAGCGCTTAAGAAATGCCGACGTCGATTCGCGAACAGATCATGGTTGCGCTCGTGGCAGCTCTCTCCGCCGGCGGCTCCGGGAGTCCTTCTGGACTCACCGTTCACCGGGAACGAACTCGGCCGATAGAGATCGATTCGCTGCCGGCAATCATGGTCTACGCGGACGACGACGTTCCAAAACCTTTGGCAGGACAGACCTACAAGGCTCCGCTCACCGAGCGGCAGTTATCTGTGGCGCTGGAATGCCGGGCGCAGGGCTCGACAAGCGTCTCACCGGACGAGGCGCTAGATCCCGTGCTCGTGTGGGCGGCACAGACGGTGCTCGCGAACGAACAGTTCGGAGGTCTCGCGAACGGCGTCGAGGAAGGCAGAACGGTGTGGGCTTCCCGCGAGGGAGACGTTCCGGTCGCATCGGCGAAGTGGGGCATCACCATCAGGTACCGGACGAGCAGGCTCGATCCGACTTCAAAGTCTTAAGGGAGGGAATATGCAGCCGATTTCGTATCCAATTCCGCACGTCCCGATGCTCGGCAAGGGGTCTATCCTGCTCGACCGTTTCGATCCGGTTACAGGACTACCCACGGGTCTTCAGCATCTCGGGAACTGCACCAAGTTCGAGCTCGACCTGAAGGACGACATCGCCGAGCTCTACCAGTCGCTGAACAGAAACGTGACGCTCATCGCGACCGCGGTGAAAAAGCGCCAGCCGAAAATCGCCATCACGGGCACGGACTTTTCCGCGTCGCACGTCGCCATCGCACAGATGAGCGCCGGCAAAACGACGCTCGCTCAAACTGTGCAGACGGTCACGGCCGAGACGCTCATCTCGACGGCGCAAGCTCCGAACGCGATCGGCCGGTATTTTCGCGCGGCGCAGATGAATGCCGATCCTGCGACTCCGCCTGTGCTGACGTCGAACGCCGTCGTCCTAGTGGCCGGCACGGACTACGTTGTGGTGGACCTAGTGCAGAACCTGTACTACATCCCCGCCGGCTCGAGCATCTCGACTCACGCGGTGACGATCACCTACCACACGCTCGTGGGGAACTTCGACCAGGTCGCCGGCGCCTCGGTGCCGTTCGTTCAGGGTCACATCCTTTTCGTTCCCGATCCGGTCGACGGCCAGAAAATCGGCTGTGACATCTGGCGCGTGAACCTGAATCCGAACGGGCAGTTCGGTCTGATCACGGAGGACTACGGGAACTGGACGCTCGACGGAAATATTCTCGATGACACGGCGAACCATCCGACGTCCCCGTTCTACGAGTACACGTTCTTCTAGGGTCTGGCGCGCCCGGCAACGGGAAGACGGGCCATAGAAGTGCCGAGGGGAGTTCCTCCAACGAGGCTCCCCTCATCGCAGTCAGCGGGCGGCGATCCCGTCCCGGAGGATGAATGCTCGAAACCATCACGCTCGACGGCAGGAAGTTCCGCAGCATCACCGAAGCTCTCACCGCAAGCCAAGACCATTACATCCTCGCGCACGTCCGGGCCGCCGGCGCGGTCGAAATCCTGGCAGACCTCGACGGTGTGAACCGCTCGTCTGAAACGCGCGCGGAAGACCTCCTCACTCGAATCCTGCTCTCCGGCCAAGAGCACTACATCCTGGCCGGTTGTCTCACCGAAGAAGGTAAGGACTGGAACCGCAAGGACGCGGACGCTAACGCGGCGCGGTTCGCGGTGATCACCGACCCCGAGGAGAAGCTCTCGATGCTTAGAGAAATCGTGGGGTTCGTCATCGGTTTTTTTCGATCAGGGAGACCATCATCGACGACTTCCCAGAAGTCTTCGAGCCGGAGCGCAAAGGTCCCCCCTACAAAGAACGCGGCTCCGTCGACTTCGGAGACTTCTCGGGGATGATTCGCGAGGTCGCGCGCCACGACGCCGGCCGGGTTCGCGAAATGTTCGAGTGGCCGCTGCGGGATCTCTTGCTCGCGTACCTCGAGTACTTGAGAGCCGGAGCGCGGCGGAACTACGAGATGGAATTGCTCGTGTGGAGCGCGCTGGCTCCGCACCAACGAAGAAAGACAGATCCGCCGAGGCTTCCGCGGATTCTACGGAGTTAACCGATGGCCGACGCTCCTGAGATCAAAGTCAAACTGACCGCTGAAGACACCGGCGTGTCTGCCGCGATTAAGGAGCTCACCAGCCAGCTCAAAAACCTGAAAAAACAGCAGGACGATACGGCCTCGAGCTCGATGAGTCTCTCCCGAGCGTTCCAAGGAATTGCCGTCGGCGCCGCGGCCTTAAAGCTCGTCGAGTTCGGAAAAAGCGTCTTCGATTCGGCGACGCAGATCGCGCGCGCTTCGCAGATCACGGGAGCCTCCGCCCAAATGCTTGGAGTGTTCCACAAGGCAGCGGGCGATCTCGGTATTTCCGTAGAGGTTGTCGACAAAAGTTTCGTCAAGCTCTCGAAGTCCATTCTTTCGCTTCAGCAGGGAAGCTCGCAATCTGTGCAGGCGTTCCGGCAGCTCGGCCTCTCCGCGAAGGATTTCGTGGGCCTGAATACCGACCAGAGAATAAAGCTCGTCGTGGACAGCCTCGGGGCAATGGCAGCAGGAACAAACCGCGCGGCGCTCGCGCAGGTACTGCTCGGCCGCGGCGGCGCCGAGGCGCTCCCTATTTTTAAGTCGCTCGCCGGCGACGGTTTCGCCAAGGTACAGGAAGAAGCCCAGAAGATGGGGCTCCTGTTCGACAACAAGACCGCCGCCTCGATCCTCGCGATGAAAAAGCAGATTGAGGACCTGAAGGGCGAAGCGGAGGGCGCTGCCACGCAATTTGAAGTCGGCCTCATTCCAGCGATCACCGACGCCGCCGGCGCGATGATGCAAGCCATCGACGGCGGCGGTTCGAACAAAGGGTTTAAGCAGTTGGGCGAGGAGATCGGAAACCTCGTCAAAGATGTGACCTACGGGCTCATCGTCGACGGTCAGAAAGCCGCTGAGATCCTCGCTGAGATGGAAGTCGAATGGGAATTCGCGATGAATCACAAGAAGACCGTCGCAAAGGCGACGTGGGAGGCGATCAAGGGGTACATGTACGGAGGAATTGGCGGCGCCGTGACAGCCGGATCGCTCACGCTGGCGGAAGATCCAGCAGCGAAGGACGCCGCGACGAAGATCGCGGGAATCCAGAAGGCCTTCGAGGACGCGAAAGCTAAAGCGAACATAGATGTTTTCGGCGGCGGTACCGGAGGCGCGCCGACCAAGCCGCCGGCCGGCGGCGAGGGCGCTGGCGGAGAGATTGCGCCGAGCGATGCCGCGGCGAAGGCTGCGCTCTCGCTGCTCGAGAAACAATCCCAGGACCAGGCTGAAATCAAACGCGCTGAGGCCGCTCAGATAGCTCAGATCGAGAAGGAAAATTACGACGCAGGATTGACGTCTCTGAGCAAATACTTTGCCAACCGTCGCGCAGAGGTTCTACAGGCCAGCCAGGCCGAGATCGCGGCCATACAGGTTGGCCTCGATGCTGCGAACAAAGCCGCGTCGAAGGCAGCAGCCGCCAGGGACGCAGCCGCGAAGGCAGGGAACGCGAAAGATGCCGACAAGCAAGAGGCGCAGCGTCTCAATTCTCTGCAGAAAGTCGACGAGCTCGAAACGAAGATCGCCGTGCTCCAGACAGAGTCCGGGACGAAGATCCAGGCGCTGAACACCGAGCAGTTCAAAGCCACGAATGAGAACCAGCTAAAAATTCTGGAGTTTCACAAGCTCATCGACGCCGCGCAGCACAACGCGCTCGAGGTGGCGAAGCAGGAAATCGCCATCGAGCAGCAGAAGCTCCAAATCATCCTCGCGCAGGCGGGCGAGTCGCAGCAACAAATCGACAAGGAACTCGCGCACTATGCCGCGGTGAAAACGGCCGAGGCCACCTTCACCGACGAGAAGACGGCCAGCTCCGCGAAGCTAAAGCTCCTCGAGGACCAGAAAGCTGGCATCGAGAATAAAGTTCAGGACGGGAAACTGTTCCAGCTCCAGGCGGACCAGCAGATCCTGGACCTCTACCGGCAGCAACTCCCCGCTCTGCAGCTCATCGCCGACCAGATGAAGGAGAACGCGACGACGGAAGAGCAAATCGCGCAGGCCGCCGATTACCAGAAGAGTCTCGACAAAATGAAATCGGCCACGGACACCGCCGGCCAGCAAATGAAAACTCTACGAGCCGGCGTGCAGGAATCTCTCACCACCGGGCTGTCGGGCGCCTTCGACATGCTTTTCCAGGGGACGCAGAACGTCGGCCTGGCGTTCAGGAACCTGGCCTCGAGTGTGGTCTCTTCCATCGCGAAGATCATCGCTCAGATGTACATCCAGCTCATCGTCACAAAACTTTTGAAGGCTGCGGGCGGGTTCTCCGGCGGCGGCTCTGTCGGCGACGGTGTCGGCGCGGCCGAGGGCGGACTCATCCAGGGACAAGGCGGTCCGAAGTCCGACTCCATCCACGCGCGCGTTTCTCCCGGCGAGTACATCTTGAACGCGGCCGCGGTCGCCTCGTTCGGCGCTCACAGACTTGAAAAGATCAATCGCGGCATAGAGCTCCCAGAGTTCGCGCGGCCAGAGTTCGGCAGGTTCGCCGAGGGCGGTCTCGTGGGCGGCGCCGCCGGCGGCGAAGGCGGAGGTGACTCGAACATCAATCTCGGAATCAGTCTCGACGAGGGACTGGTTCTGAAACACCTCAGTTCTAAAGCGGCGGCAAATATCATCATTCAACATCTCGTCAACAATCCGAAGGCCGCGGGGAAAGCGCTTTCGAGGAGCTCTTAGATGTCTCTGAAAATTGGAACCGCGACCGACTACGCCGATCTGCTGAATACGCTCGACACGTTTCTGACGGCGACCGGCATGGCGCTCACGCCAGCTTTTGTTGGCACGGGGAACGGCACGATCGCTGCGCTCGGCGGATCCGCCGGCGTCGCCGAAACGATCACCGTCACGTTCACCGACGCGACGCATTTCGGTGTGGTGGGATCTGTCTCCGGCTCGCTCGGTACCGGCACCGTCGGTACGGCGTTCACTTCGACAAAAGCGAATTTGACCATCACCGCCGGCGGGACGGCGTTCGTCTCTGGCGATATGTTCACGTTTGCCGTGTGCCCACCGTGGACTTCGCTCCGGCGCGTGGCCGGCTCGGAGATGATCTGGCAAGCTCCGGGGAACGGCGGCCTCAATCAGATCATCGTCGGCGCCAAGACTTTCGCGGATGTCCCCACCGATTACTACAACTGGCGGCTCGGCGGATTCAGCTCGTACAACTCCGCTGCAGCTTTCAACGCGCAGCCAGGCTACGTCGGCGGCGCGGCGCAGGCTCACTCTTCGCCAGTGCTCACGCTCTGGAACTCCTCCATTCCGTACTGGATTGTCGCGAACGGCCGGCGCGTGATCGTCGTCGCCAAGGTCTCGACGGTGTACGTCACGGCCTATGTGGGTTTCCTGGCCAGTTACATGGCTCCGGGGTCTTTCCCCTACCCGCTCATCGTCGGAGGAAACCTCGCGTTCTATACCGAGCCAGTGACGACGAGTCCGTCGTGGCGCTGGAGTTACACGGGGGGCGAGATGCGGAACTTCGCAATCCCCTACGCGGTCCAGATAGGGCCGGAGGACGTGAGCACTCTTAAGCTTCGGCTCGCTTCGGGATCTTGGCGAGGGTTCGATATCAGTCCGTCCGAGGCGGCCTACGGGCAAGTGTGGCCGTTCGCGTATGTCGACCAGGCCGCTCTCTGCGACTGGCGGCCAAATCTTGACGGCGGATACCCGCTGCTCCCCGTCGTTCTATTCGACAACACTCCGAACGTGTACGGCGAACTCGACGGTGTCCACGCGACGAGCGGATTCTCCCAAGGGTCCGAGAACACCGTCACCGTCAAAGGGATTCCGTACCTCGTGGTGCAGAACGTCTTCCGCAACACGAAGGCGGACTTTTTCGCGGTGCGCCTGAGTTAGGGGGAGATCCATGAGCTATCAAACCGGCAGCGCGAGCTCCTCAACCGATCTGGTGAAGCAGATCGTGACCTGGCTCGTGAGTCTCGGTTGGACGCAGGACCGCAGCGCGGTCGAAGGCGCCGGCTGGACCGCCTCGCTTCACCACAATGCGAACTACGTACATCTCCGCGCCGGAGAGAATGAAGCCGGGCCGTGGCATGTGGTGGGGAACCCGGTTCTGCATTACAGCGTCCAGATGTACACAGGCACGGCGTTCGACGGTACCCAGCCATTCAACAATCAGGCCGGCGGTCCACTCGGGAGTTCCACGTTCCCTGTCGGCGTAGGCGCGCAGCTCACTCCGGGTCCGTTCCCTAACTATTATTTTTTTGCGGACTCGACCGCCGACAACATCGTCGTGGTCATCGAGAAGACTCCTGGTCTCTACGTTCACATCGGATGGGGGCTCTCGATTCAGAAGGAGGGAAGCTACACGGGAGGTCCTTATTTTTTTGGCTCGTGCGCTGGCTACTGGACGTACGTGGCGGCCGGAGCGAACACTCCGGGATTCACGATCAGCTCCGATTCTCCTGGCGTGAACCAGGACGGTATCGGTGGAGGTGTCGCGTTCGTTCGCGTCGACGTGGACTCCTGGACTGGAAAATGGATAGGCATCCACGGCGTCGACTCCGCGGATGCGGGATACACAGGAAAGGCCGGCGACACTTCGGTTCGCGGCAAGAACACTGCCATGAAGCCTAACTTCCCGGTCTACGCCTCGAGCGCCGGGAGCAATCAGTTTCAGTACGAGCAAACCAGCGAGCAGGACGGCCGCGCGAACCTGCTCCCGATCATCTTGTGGGCGTTGCGCGACGGCACAACCACGGGCTACTCGATGCTCGGGACGGTGCCGAATGTTTTTTCGACGAACGCCGTGGGAAACGGGTTCTCCAACGCCGATGAATACGTGCTCGGCGGGACCACGTACAAGATCTTCCCGAACTTCGCAGTCGTGAAGCAGTAGGAGTCCGATGGCCGATTTCGCAGGACAGAAGGTTTCATTTCCCGGCGGGCTGGATCCGACGAACCGTTCGTCGGACATCACCGCGGCGGTGTTCGCCGGCGCTCTCACATTGAGTCTGGGATCTTACCCGCTGGCTGCGAGCGCCGGTGTCCGGCAGCCAGCCGTTTCCATCGCGCATCACGATCACGCCGGCCAGCGTGTCGAAACGTTCGGCGGGCAGCTCTTCGAGAAGGTCATCGTCATTCCGGGCGTGAAGGCGCTAGGGTTCGTTCTCTCGGCGACGCAGTTCCCAGTCGAGGTGTGGAACACTTTCCGCGATTCGGATCAGACCCTCGAATCCATCACCATCACCGGCGCCGGCGGTCTCACGCTCGCAGACACCCACGGCGAGCCGCTGATCTTCGCGGCGCTCGACTCCTACATCTACCAGGCGACTGTCCCGAGCGTGGGACCAGCACAAATCAGCGAGGACCTGGTCTTCGTTTTTCTCAGCGGCATGGTCGCTGACCTTCGAGTAACAGGCGCTCGCATCGTACTCTTCTCGATCGCGCCAGAGTGGGGCGAGGGGATGGAGGAGACGGTCGAGTACTTCACGGACGTGCTCCGCTCCTATTCGGACAACGAGCAGCGGCGGGCACTGCGTCAACTGCCGCGGCGCGCGATGCGCTACCGCGCACTCACGCTCAACGCGCGCGACGCTGCCGGCATGGAGTCGCTCATCTGGGGCTGGCAGAACCAGCCGTTTGGCGTCCCCTGGTGGCCGGACGCGCAGCCGCTGCTCTCCGACGTCCCGGCCGGAACGTTTGTAATCCCCGTGTCCACGGCGGACCGCCAGTTCGCCGCGGGCGGTCTTGCGGCGATCTGGGTCGACGAGTTCACGTTCGAGGCGCTGTCCATTCTGAGCGTGGCTACTAATTCGCTGACGGTCTCTTCTCCGACACTGTTCGCATGGAAGGGCGGACCGCAGACGCGCGTCATTCCGGTCTTTCTCTGCCGGCTGCCGTCCGCGGTCGACGTCTCGAGGCAAAGCAGCGAAATCGACCAGGTGGACTTGAACTTCATCGGCGAGGCCGGCCAGCCGGCGCCGGCTCCGGCGACCTCGCCGACGCAGTTCAAAGGCTTTGACGTCCTTGAGATCCCGCCGAATTGGGCGAAGTCGCCGCTCAAGCGAAGCTATAAGCGGTCGATGGTGACCATCGATCCGAAAGTCGGGCCGATTCAAGTCATCGACAAAGGCGGCACGGCGCTCGTGGGCCAGGAGTTCCCCTGGTGGCTGGACACTCATCCGACGGTCACCGCGTTCCGCGCGTTCATTCTCCGGCGGTTCGGGCAGCTCATTCCGTTCTGGATTCCGACGTGGGACCAGGACCTGGTGCTAGCTCAGGACGTCTCATCGACGGACACGGGCATCAAGATCCGATCGGAGTTTTACTCGCGATTTTTCTTTCCCTCGGAGGCACGGCGTTTCATCGCCTTCATTCCTATGGATGGTTCCGGGAACGTGTACGGAAAAATCACCGGCGCCGTCGACAACGGCGACGGCACCGAGACTCTCACGCTCGAGGCGCTAACGGGGAAGATCTTCCCGGCCGCCAGCACCATGGTCTCGTTTCTCACCCTCGTGCGGCTCGAGGCCGACCGCGTGTCGATCAAGTGGGATAGCGCGGACCATGCCGAGGCGCTGCTCGCGCTGCAGGAAGTTCCGCGGGAGGTCCCGTGAGTTTCGACGCTCTCGAGCAATCCGGGTCCGGCGCGCAACCCTACGAGCTCTATCTCTTCCAGGGCACGGGAATTTCGTTCGCGCTCACGAGCGCCGAGAATCCGATCACCTACTTGGGCGAATTGTACGCGCCGTCGACGATCTCGCGCACCGGCGTCGAGCAGTCGAACGAAGTCGTCTCTGGTCAGATCAAAGTCTTTATTCCGAAGGACCACCCGCTCGCCAGGCTGCTCATCCCCTACCTGCCATCATCGCCGATCGCCATCACGGTCTTCGGCTCGCACTACGCCGACATCGAGACCGTGGTCCTTTTCACCGGAGCTATCGCCTCGGCGCGTTTCACGGACCAGTGCGAGCTCACCTGCAACTCCGCGCAGTACCTGCTGCAGCGGAAAATTCCGCAGCAGCTCTACCAGGCGCCGTGCTCGCACATCTTCGGCGACGCCGGCTGTGGCGCGGATCTCTCGGCACACACCTACGTCGGCACGGTCACCGCGATCGATTCGACAGGAACGGTACTGACGATCCCCGCGTTTGCCGCGCTGCCGGACACGTTGCAGGCCGGCTACCTGCAAGTCGGCGATGACTTCCGCATGATCGTCGCTCACGCCGGCGCAACGGTGACGCTCATTTCGCCGGTCACAGGCCTCGAGGCCGGCGCGACCGTGAGCGGGACGGCCGGCTGTGCCTTGACTTTCTCCGCGTGCGCGCATTACGGGCGGACGATCAGTTTTCTCGGGTTCGATCTGATTCCGACGGTGAACCCGTTCGATGGCAGCGCGAGCGTAGGGTGAGCTCGCTGAATGTGAGGTGACGTCTTCTTCTGGCTCTTGCTGCTGCTCTTCGTCGCGACGACCGTGGTGGGTGTCTTGCTGTCCCCGCATCCCGTGGGGCCGCAGCCATCGGCGCTCGGGGACTTCTCCGTTCCGACGGCCGAAGAAGGCCGCGCGATCCCCGTGGTCTTCGGCACCTGCATGATCAAGGGAGGGAACACGGTCTGGTGGGGAGATCTCCGGTCCTGGGCCATAAAGACCGGCGGCGGAATCCTCGCGTTAGGGCGGACGCAAATCAGCGGCTACGAGTATTTTCTCGGATGCCAGTTCATGCTGTGCCACGGGCCGGTCGACGCGCTCGTGGACATTCAGGCGGACGTTAAGAGCATTCCGAAAACCACCGCGGTCATCACCAACGGCGCCGGGAGCGAGAACTACATCCAGGTCACCGCGGCCGGCATAAATCTTTTTGGCGGTACCGCTCCGGGCGGCGGCGGCGGCATCTCCGGGATCATCAATTTTTACCGCGGCCTCGAAACGCAGCAGCCGGACGACTATCTCAGCGCGAAGCAGAACCGCATCGTCACCGACCAGTCGGGAATCGGCAGCGACTTCCACGGCGTAGGGAACGGCACGATCACTTCGCTCTCCGCCGGCAGCAGCGCGCTCGACGAAACGTTCACTATCACCGCCATCGGCATCGACGCGAACCCGCTGCACGGTACGTTCCAGAAAATGAAGTTTTCCGTGGTGGGCTCCGTCTCCGGCTCGCAGAGCAACAGCACGGAAAACAGCGATGCATCTTTTGGATGCTGGGCGGACCAGGCCTTTTCCTGCAACCGGATTAACGTCCTCATCGCGACAGGCTCGACGCAGTTCGCCCCGGGGGACCAGTTCGTCATCGTGACGCAGCACTCGCACGTCGCGTCCGCGTACCGCGGGAAGTGCTACGCGGTCTTCAAGCAGCTTTATGTGGGGACCTCGAACTACCTGAAGCCGCTCGCGTTCGTTGTGCGGCGTTGTCCCGATCCGCTTTCTCAAGGGCCGAGCATCGCCAACATCGCCGGCGACGCGAACCCGGCGCTCGCCGTCTACGAGGCGCTCACGAACGTCGACTACGGTCTCGGCATTCCGACGGTGCGGATGAACGCAGCAAGTTTTGAAGCCGCGGCGGTCACCCTGGCTGCCGAGGGCCTCGGCATATCGATGCAGTTCGACACGCAGGCTACGGCGGACCAGCTCGTCGGCGAGATCCTCCGGCATTGCGATGGCCTGATTTACACGGACCCGGCGACGGGCCTCTTCACCATCGTGCTCGCGCGCGGCGGCTACGATCCGTCGACTCTGCCGCTCTTGACCGTCGACAACGTACTGGCGACGCCGGACTTTTCGCGTGGCTCGTGGAGCGAGACGAGCAACGTGCTCAACGTTCGCTATACCTCGCGCGAGGCGAACTTCAATGACCGGACGATCCGCGCCTACGACCCGGCGAATATCTCAGTCACCGGAGAGGTCCGTCCACAAATTATCGACTTCAAGGGACTGAGCTCCGAGGCCGCAGCGGGCCTCGTGGCGATGCGCGTTCTGAAGACGCTGACGTATCCCCTGGCGAAGATCAAGTTGGTGGCGAACCGCACCGCCTGGCAGTTCCGGCCTGGTGGGGTCTTCAGGTTCACTTGGATTCCTCTCGGCGTCGAGAACCAGGTGTTTCGCATCACGCGCATCAGCTATGGCGAGCTCACCGACGGGAAGATCAGCATCGACGCCGTCGAGGACATCTTCGGAATTAACAGCGTGGCGTTCGTCGCTCCGCCGGCGTCTGGTTGGGTGAACCCGGCCGGCGCCGCCACTCCATGTTCGGCCGAGCAGCTCGTGGAACTTCCGTACCTGCTCGTCGAGAGCGCATCGCTCCCGCTCGGCATTTATGCGCTCGCGATGGCCGCGCGCGATCCCGCGCTTCCTGAGAAGTCTTTCGAGATCTGGAACAAGTCCGGGACCGGGTTCACCGACTCCGGGATTCTGTCGGAGTTCTGTCCCGTCGGGGTACTCAATGCCGCGTATGCCGCCGGCGGGCCGGCGTTCGATTCCACCGGGTTCGTTCTCTCTGCAGCCAGCGGCGTCGACCTCGACTCGCTCGCAGCCGCGGCGCCGGCCGACTTCCTGGCTGGCAAGAATCTCTGCATGATCGATAACGAGATCCTGGCGTGGACCACGCCGACGCTCAATCTCGACGGCACCCACTCCATCGCCGGCGTCGCGCGCGGCCTGCTCGACACCGTCCCCGCGGACCACGCGTTTGGCGCTAAGGTGTTTTTCTTCTCGCTCGGCGCGAACGTGACGCAAACGACGCCTTATGTCGCGGATCTCACCGTGACGGCGCGCTTCACTCCGAACACCTCCGTCGACCAGCTGGCAGTCTCCGCGGCGTCCGACGTGACGCTCGCCACGGCCTCGAGGCACGCCAGGCCGTATCCGCCAGGGAACATCAGCGTGAACGGGCACGCCTACGGAGTTCGGCCAGCAACGGTCGCCGGAGATCTCACCGTCACATGGAGCTCGAGGAACCGGCTCACGCAGGCGCTCACTGTTCAGCAGGACGCGGCCGACGTCGCCGGCGAGCTCGGGCAATTCTTCACCGTGCAGAAGAAGATCGCCGGCGTCGCCGTCGGAGCTCCGGTCAATGTGGACGCGGCCGAGGCCTTCACCTACACCGCGGTGCAGCGCGGCATCGACGATGCCGACTTCACGAAGCTCACGACTCTCGAGATCCGTTCGAACGTCGGCGTGCTCGCTAGCTATTTCCCGCAGGTGGTGTCGACAAAGATGTTCGGGCCCGCCACGACACTACCGTCGCCCGGGCGCTATGAATTCAGCGCGATCGCAGTCGGAGGCCTGCTGCTCTGATGGTTTCGTTCGTGCAATCCAAAAGTGCGATGTCCGCGTCCGGGGACGTGGTCTCCGAGACGTTTACTTCGGCGCTGCTCGGCGGCACCGGGTTGCTCGCGGCGGTGACGTGGATCGATCCCAACAACAACGCGACGCCGTATCCGACGATCATCGTGAACGACACCGCGCACGGCGTGTGGACTCCGAGCGTCGCGTCGCGGGCCGGGCTGGGCGCGGACATCCTCACGCAGGTCTTTTTCATTCCCTACTCCAAAATCGGAGCGAACGGCGCGGTGGTCGCGACGGCCGACGCTCCCGGCCTTATGTTCATCTCAATCCACGAAATCTCCCCGAACGCCGGCGAGATTTTTATCCCCGACCTTTCCGGTATCAATTGGGGGATCGGCTGGGACTCGTACTTTTCCTTTCCGTACGGGAATCTCATCAGGACCGCGGGAGGCAGCTCGACGCACAACGTCACGCAGTACGGGCTGCTGGTGTTCGCGACGCGCTCCGGGAGCATCAACCCGACTTGCTCGGGAATGTCGGCTCGAGAGTACGTGCCGAACACGACGGCCGTCGGAAGTCTCAACGTTCTCGGCTCGCAGGCGACGTTCGATCTCATCGCAAACTTTTTCAGCGGCGCGTTTCAGGAGACTCCGATCTGGTCTTATCCGTCTTCCATCGTGAACGCGGTCATGCTCACGCTCGCGTCGATCCCGGCCGTCGCGGACGCTCCGACGGGCATGGGCGGCGGTGAATATCCCGCAGCCCAAACGGTGACGCTCACGCAGGACCAGGGCCTCGATATTCGGTACACCACCGACGGCTCGACGCCCACCTCCGCCTCGACGCTGTACACCGGACCGATCTCCATCACCACCACGACGACGGTGAAGGCCATCGCGACGCAGCCGGCGACCGGATGGCCGCCGGGATTCTGGGCGTCGAGCAGCGTGGTGACGGGGGTCTACGACATCTTCACCGGGATCTGCCTGAATCCGACGAACGTCATCGACGGAGACGATACGACTTTCGCGACGCTCACTTGCTCCGGTTCGCCAGGGGACGTGGTCGCCGTGAGAGCCAACCTGATGAACGGGACGACCGGCGGCACGGGTCACCTCAAAGTGGATTTCGAAGTGACGCAGAACGATCTCGTGGCGCCGTCGCAAACGCTTCCCGCGTGGAAGGTGAGCGCGTTCATCGGAGGGACCGAGACAGTGCTCGCTTCAGCGATACCCGGCGCCGGAATAGTGGCGAGGAACACCGTTTCGCTGGCAGTTTCGGCGGGCGTGTCGGCGCCGACGCTGGCGGCGAAGATCTCGGCGATCTGCCAGATTCCGGGAAGCACGGGAGGCGTGCAGTTGAAAGTGTACGGGGCGTATCTCGTGGAGCCATGAACGGACGAACGCACAACGTCGACGACACTCCGGCCGGCCGCATCGCTGCGGTCGCGCGCTCGCTCACGATGAAGATGGCGGTCAAATTCGAGAGGACCGGCCAAGGTTGGAAGGAACCGGACTATGCCGACTTCCGCGCGGCGCTCGAGCCATTTCTGAGGAGGGAATTGCTGCTCGCGAGAATCGATGAAGCCAGGAAGACCGCGGCGACAGCGCTCACCACGCGCATGAAAGAGCTCGCCGACGAACTCTTCGAGTGCGACGCGACGATTGCGAAGGTGGGTAAATGAGTCCTGTCGAAACGTCCGGCGAGTGGCGCGACGAGCGGCTCTATGTTCTGAAAACGCTCGAGGCGGTGCAACTGGAACAGCGCAGGAAAGCAGAATCGGACGCGCTGCTCATCCAGGGGCAGATGGTGAAGGCGTCGCAGGACATCAAGGCCGCTCACGACAAAATCCGCATCCTCGAGAGCTCGGGGTCTGTTCTAAAAATAAAGAACTGGATCATGACCGCTCTGCTCTCGGTGATCGTGATGCTGGCCTTCGAACTGGTGAAGGGTTACGTGCGGCACAAATGAACTTCCCGCTATCACCGGAAATCATCGCGGCGATCCTCGGGCCCTACGGTCCGTTCGTCAACGTCAGCGCGAACTGGCCGCTCATCGAAGCGGCGCTCGACAGGCGCGGAATCTACTCATCGCTGTGCGCTGTCGCGGCGATCTCGACGGTGGCGCTCGAGACGGGGAAGTTCGGTCCCATCAAAGAGCAGGGCGGGCCCACCTATCTCACAAATCTGTACGAAAACAGGAAGGACCTCGGCAATACGAATCCCGGCGACGGCGTGAGGTTTCGCGGCCGCGGGTTCATCCAGATCACGGGGCGCTGGGACTACGCGCATTTCGGCGCCGAAATCGGGCGGGACCTCGAGAACACTCCCGACCTGGCGCTCGATCCCGCCGTCGCCGCCGACATCCTCGCTTTGTACTTTCACGAGCGCGGCGTCCCCGCGGCCGCGGACCAGCAGAATTGGGAGATGGTCCGGCGCAAAGTGAACGGCGGCCTCACCGGCTGGCCGCGCTTTATCGACACCGTCACGCGGCTCGTGGCCGCGCTCAGAAATCCCCCGCCAGCGGCGGGCACTTCACAGGAGGTAACGTAATGCACATGCTCATCGTGGCAGTTCTCTGCTCGCTCGGAGGGATCGTTGTCGGAGCCGTCTTCCACGCGGTCTTCGCGGCGAAGGAAGCAGCGTCAAAGGAAGAACTCGCAGCTTTTTCGAAGCGGCTCAAGAGCGCTTTTGATTCTGATACCCAAACGGCGAGGGCCAAGGTCGCGACTGTCATCGACGACATCGAAAAGAAACTGTGACCCGCATGGATCCTTCTACGACACCGAAAACCGGATGGTTCCGCAATCTCACGCACAAAATCCTCCAGATCACCCACGGAAGGTCGACTGCGTTCTTCATCGCTTTCTTCATCGCGGGGCACGTGATGGCTCTTCTCGGCAAGCTCACCCCTGTCTACGTCGGGTTCATGGGAACGCTCGGCGGTCTCGTGCTCGGGCACGCGATCCAGGAGAACGCGCTCGGGCAGAACCTGCCGCCGCAGCCAGGAGGACCGGATGTTGACCCTAAGACACAAACTTGAACTCGCGGGCACGCTCGTCGCGCTGGTGGTGATCGGCATCATCGGCGGTTCATGGATCGGGTCGCGCGAGGAGGGCATCCGGCTGAAGGCCACTCTCGATGCCCAGAACTCCATTATTGCCGAAGCCGCCAAGCGGGAGGACGCTCGCGCGGCGGCTCTCCGGGATTCGCTCGCGCAGCTCGAGGACCTCAAGAAACGCACCCAGACGCCTACACAGGTGATTCAGGCGATGCCCACGGTACTTCCCCTTCCCCAACCCATTACGCTCAATCTGCCGGCGGCGCTGCTACAGGGGAACCCAAATGTCGCGGGGATCCAACCGGCGGCGACTGCCACGATCCCGGCGGCGGATCTGAAGCCGCTTTTCGATTTCGCGGCGACCTGCAAGGAATGCCAGGCGAAGGTCCTCGTGCTTCAGCAGGACAAGGCCGACGATGCCGTAAAAATCGGCGGTCTCGTGAAGGAGCGTGACGAGGCGGTGACGGCGGCGAAGGGCGGAAGCAAGCTGCAGCGGATTAAAAAGGCGGGAAAGTACTTGGTGATCGGAGGCGGCATCGCCATCGCGCTTCTCGCCGGCGCGGGTCACGTCAAGTGACGTTACCTTTCGTCCAACATTGCCTTGGGAGTGACTTAAAGTACTTAAACTTATGTAATCACTGGGGTTATAGGCGAGTTCTGTACTATTTCTCTTGACAGACATTCCTGAGTAATAGTAACGTCCACAACCCTTTCGCAAGAAAGCAGAAAAACTCAGTCGAAACCGATCGCAACTTTCTCTCATTCCCCCCGCAACGGTTTCTGCTGAGAAGCAAAAGGAAAGGTCAAGTCCATGTCTCAAACGCACCAGCCCGGTCTCATCGATGCTCTCGTGGAAATCGGCAGAGAGCGACAGCGAATCCTCACAAACCTGCGAACCGCCTATGAAGCGCACGACCTCGACGGGGTCCTGAAGCACGTCGGGGAAATTGTGGGAGTCGAAGAAAAGATCGAGGAGGAGCCGCGTGAAAAAAGTCATTGAGCTCATCCGGGTCTCTACATCCGAGCAGGCGGCCGACGACCGCGCGAGCATCCCCGCGCAGCGTGCGGTGAACCGCAAGACCGCGGCGGCCTACGATCTTACGATCATCAAGTCCGTCGAACTGTCGGATGTCTCCGGCACCGCGGTGCTCCGCACTCCCGAGATGCAGGACCTGCTCCGGCTCATCGAGTCCCCAGATATCAAAGGCGTGGTGGTGCGCGAGTTCTCCCGCGTCATGCGGCCCGACAACTTCGGCGACTACGTGCTATTCCAAGTTTTCCAGGACACCGGCACTCTGCTGTATCTTCCAGACGGGCCGCTGGACTTCAACAGCAAAACGGGGAAACTCGTTGCAGGCCTCCGCGCGATCATCTCGGGAAACGAACTCTCGGAAATTCGGGAGCGCATCTGGACCGCCAAGGAAGAGATGCGCCGCGATGGGAAATGCGTGAACGGCGACATCACCCTGCCGTTCGGAGTCGGCTACTCGAAGGAGCAGGGGTTTTTCTACAAGCCGGAAGCGGAGATGATTCGCGACGCGTACCGCCGGCTGCTCGCCGGCGAGACCAGCTACACCGAACTCGCGAAGCCGCTCGGGTTCAGTCCGCAGGCCATGCACCGTCTGTTCACGAATCCGATCTACGCCGGCTGGCGCGTGTACGACAAAAAGCGGAACATGGCCTCGAGCGCGAAACGCTACGCGGCCGGCGGCCGCCAGGGCGACCGGCCGAAGATCCTCCGCGAAGCCGACGAGGTCATTCGCGTGAAGGTCATCCCCGATCCGCTGGTGACCGACGAGGAATTCCAGCGCGTGCAGGAAATCGTCGCGCTGAAGAACACGCACCACTGGCGCCATCGCGCCGGCGTGAAGCACCACTTCACCTACAACGGGTTCCTGTTTTGCGGCGAGTGTGGGACGACGCTCTACGGTAGGGACGCGTGCGGGTCTAAGGCGAGGAGGCACCGCAATCCGGCGTTCTACTACGTCTGCCGGCGGCGCTTCATGGGGTCTCACGAAAAAGACGGGAAGTGCTGGACGCCGTACATGAAGCGGGACCAGCTCGAGGGCAAGCTCGACGGCATCTTCACCGACCGGCTCACGAACCGGGAGTTCCTGACGGAGCGGCTTCGCGAGCTCGACGCCAAGAGCGAAACGGACACGTCCCGCACGCGCATCGCGCGGCTGCAGGCGGAGATCACGAATCTCCGCGGGAAGCGCGCGCGGGTCCTGGACGCGTTCTTCGAGGCGGTGCTCACCAAAGCGGAACGCGACGAGCGGCTCGCGGAAATCGACGTACGGATAAAGGGCACGGAGGAGCTGCTGCTGCGCGAGGCGCCGGTTCAGAAGGTGTCGCTGCGTTCGCTGATGACCGCGTTCGCGCCGCTATTTGACTGGCGATTCATGAACCGGGAAAGCAAGAGGCGGATACTGGCGGTGACGGTGCCGGAGATCCGGGTGAAGAACTACCAGGTCGAGGGGGTGGCGGTGACCTCGCCTAATTTGTGTGGCGATCACGAAACCCGCATCCAAGCGGGTTTCGATTTAGCCACAGGTAGTCCTGCCCGTCTCTGGCTTCCATTAAATCTCTGAAAACACGGAACTTTTAGGAGGTTCCCGCATGCCCAGAAAACCAGAAGGCCAGACCAAATTCGACTGTTTCGTCCGGGATTTCGGCGTGGAAGAGCTCGCGCGGCGGCTCGGGATTCACTCCTCCGCGATCTGGCACTGGATTGACGGGTCCACGTCCCCGCACCCGTCGAACGCGATCAAGCTTCAGACGCTGGCAAAAGAGCGCAGCGTCGATCTCTCTCTCGAGGAAATCTACCAGCACTTCCGCGATGTCGGAAGCAAACGCTACCGGCCGCGCTCCCTGAAACCCAAACTCCCGCGGGCGCCTAAGAACCTGCGGTCCACCATCACCGCTAGTCCGATTCGATGAGGAGGTTACATGGAAAACGAGTCAGTCACTCTCAGCAATCTTTGCGGCGGCGCTGTCGAAGAACGCTTTCAGCGGGAGTTCGCCGAGGTCCTCGAGAACGTCGGCGACGTGAACACGGACCCGGAAGCGAAGCGGAAGATCACGCTCGAGTTCACGCTCGAGCCGTTCGCGGACCGCTCCGGCGCGACGGTGACGTTCGCCTGCAAATCGAAAACGGTTCCGACCACGGCGGTGAAGGGCACGGTCTTCTTGCACCGGCGCGGTCAGACGCTCGTGGCCATCGCTCACGACCCGCAGCAGATCCGGCTGTTCGACGGAAAGTCGGCGGCTGCAAATGACAAGACGAACTGAGTTACGAACGAGGGCCTCGCAGGCCATGTTGAAGCGGTTCGAATCTCTCAAGGAGGAAGCTATGCTCGCGGAATTCGTTACAAAGATTTTGGGTCTCTCTCCGCCGAACACTCCCGTGTTCAACTCCATCGACTACACCGACAAAACCCTGACCGCGATTGTCCCGCCGGCGCCAGTGCCGGTCGAATGCTCGACGCTCGAGGGCCTGGTGGACTTGTGGGCCGGGGAGCTCGACGACGCGAAGACGAAGGGTGATCTGCTCGTTCACATCACGTCACCGACAACGGTCGAACTCATCTCTCGGGAGCACGACCTATACGGCCGGCGCCGGACGTGGGCGAAAGCGAAGTACCCGGAACTGAAGGGGTTCGCGTTCGGGACGTGGCTCGACCCGGAGACGTTCATCATCACGGCGCAGCAGCACTTTCAGCGAGTGAAGGTCCAGGCCGACGACGGCTCCTACGTGAAGGACCTGGATTACGTCCTCGACATCGCCTCGCACATCACCGCGGAGAACGCCGTCGCGAACACGGACGACGGATTCGCGCAGCGCGTGGCCGTGAAGCAGGGCATCGCGCTGAAGAGCGAGGTCACGCTGCGGCCGCTCGTGAACCTGGCGCCCTACCGGACGTTCGCCGAAATCGACCAGGTGCTCTCGCGGTTCGTTTTCCGCGCGCGCATCGAGGGCAGCTCGCCGCGGCTCGCGCTGTACGAAGGCGACGGCGGCCGCTGGAAACTCGCGGCGGTGTCGGCCATCGCGGCCTGGCTCGGCAACGCGTTCACCACCGACGTCAAGATCATCAGCTAGGTCCTCATGGAGAGAATACGCGGCATCTTCGAACGACCGCCCGAGAGCGGCGTGCATTGGATTTCCTACTTCGACACCGAAGGCAAACGCCGGCGGGAGAAGGCGGGAAAGCTGACGGCGGCGCTCGACATGCT